GAAGAATCACGGCTGGAGCACCAGCAGCAGAAGAAACTTTAGCAGTAGTAGTGTTGACCGCTGTCGGGTCAAAGTAGAACTGAGCAGCCATGACGCCGGAGCCACAGTACGCGGTGCGAGTCTGATCGCCGCCGCCCGAACGCCAAATACTTTGGGTGGTAGAAAGTGCCATTTGAATTTTCCCTCATGCGGTTAGGCACGTCAATCTGCATGAAGTCAGGCCGGGAGCCTGTTTGACGTACCGGATAAATCCCGGATTTACTGCCTTTATATACTACAAAAAGGGGGGCGTAAAGCCCCCCCTCTTCTTACGCGCCTTGCGAGCCAAACATGCCCAGCGGATCCGAGAATCCGAAGCTGTAACGCTCACGAGCCTTGTAACGGACGTTGCCGGTATCAAAGTCACCGTCCATTGACTGCGACAACGCAATACGCACAAAGTGCTTCATGCCGTTTGGAACGTCAGTGGTCAGGAACCATGCGTTCGTGTCGGTCAGCCAGTGGTTGATGGCGTAGCCCTCTGGGATCGAACCGTTGTTCTTCAGAGCGTTGATGTCGTTGTCATTGGTACCAACACGGAGATTGGTTTCCAACAGACGAGTCGCAACGAACTGTAGTGACGGTGGGATAACCAGCTTACGTGGGCGTGCAGCAATCAGCAGACCACGTTCGTCAGTCCACGCAGCGATCTGAATCACAGCGTTTTCCAACGAGGTTTCGTTCAAGTCGGCAGGTGTCGAAGGGATGTTCGAGTTAGTGCCGCCGCCAACCAGCGGGTGTGCGTTCGAGAACAGTGCCTGACCGTCGCCACCAGCGTAGGACGAGTTAAAGCCGTTGTTCAAGACAGCCGCAGCTTTCACCTGTTTGGTGTAAGCCATCGAACGAGCCAGCGCCTTGGTATAACGAGCCGACAGGCTGTCATACAGGTTATCTTCAATCGCTTCTTCAGTGATCGAGAAACCTTGTGCGATGGTCTCGTGGTTGTATCGAGCAGTCCAAGCTTCCTGACCGTTGTCGTACGCGATTGCAGAACCTTCGTTCTTAACCGGTGCGGCAGAAAAGCCAGACAGTTTGGTTTCTTCTTCGAACGAACGCTCGGAAGTCTCGGTTTCGTAGATTTCCTTGTGCTCTTCGCCGTAGCGAGCATACTCCAGACCGAACAATGCGTTCAAGCCGGGGAGCAGCTCTTTCAGTAGTTGTGCGCGTGAAATAGCCATTATTCAGCTCCTTATACGTTGGCAGTGCCGGTCGGGTTGTAATACGAATGACCGCCGTTATACGCCACGACGTTAGGAGCACCTTCCGTCAGAGTGATATACGGCATGTTCCACTTAACGATAACTTCACTGTAGTTACCGCTTGCATCGACGCTTTCTTCGATCAGACCGACGACACGCAATGGCAGCGTAAACGCTGTATTCGAGCCGGAATCGTAAGCACCAATGTTCGAGTTACCCGAAATAGTGGTGTTAGTCGAAGGCTGCGAAATTGCCATGTTGTTACCCAGAATGGTGTTATCAATCGGGGTGATGGTGGTCGAAGTTGCGCCACCGGTTACCGCGACTTGGAACAGTGCATCAGGATCGTCAACGACGTAAGCCACGATGTCAGAAGCAACCACTGAACCGGGATACGAGTTAGCAAACAACTTCTGGCCGGTAGACGGGTTGGTGTAAGACACACCAACAAACACGCCAACAACACCGGTCGCCGAAACAGTCGTAGTACCAGTCTCTTTGACAATGAAGCCAGACGATAGGCGAACGATGTCGCCGTTATAGATAGCACCAGCAGTGTTGCTGGCAATCGGGAGTTCACGAGTCTGACCCGCGAACACCTGACCGCCGATCAAATTGATCGGTTTTAGCCCGTAGGGGGCATTTACAGTCGGATAAGCCATGTTAGCTCCTAGTTAATAAAGGCTATTTGTTACCTGTACCAAAGGTAGTCGTAGACTTCCGTTCATTGAACAGCGGCATACGAGCATCACTCTGGCGCATCAACGTGTTGTCAACTGACTGTTCCTGCTTTTCCGCTTGCGTGGCATAGTAGGAATTACGTGCTTCCACGTTTTCAGCCGGTTGTTTGCACAACATCAGTCCACCAATTTCGACGTTGCCCGCTGCGTTGGCAGGTAGCATTAATTCAGGATGGTCTTCCGCCTTTACCGGTACCCAACCTTCGCGCATTCTCATGGCGACGTTCTGGGCGTAGTTTTGACCGTTGACTGCGGTAGCAACCCAACGGAATTTCCAACCGGGTTCAGGGGTCGGATCAGGCAACGCAGTCGGTGGTGCATAGACCGCACGCGCTGTCTTTTCACGGGTAACCAAATCACGAGGGGTACGAGTTTCAGCCATTTCTTGCCTCCAGTTTTGCTACTTCAGCAGCGTATTGCTGCGGGGTTAGTCCATACTTTTTTGCCAACGCGTACTGACGCTGGGTAAGCTGGATTGTCTTTTTACCAGTCGAACGACTAGCAGGTGCGACGACCGTAGTAGGTTTGGCTGGAGCTTCCTGCTGAGATGCAGGTTCAGATTTGGGCGTATCCGTCGTGCCGAATAATTCGGGGAACGTCTTCCGCATGCGAGCATTTATTTGCTCGAAATAGTCATCAGTGCGCGGGTCTATCCCTGCGTTGACTAGCTTGTGATGCAGCCCTAGTGCGTAGCTGGTGTATTCTTCGAACCCCGGTTGACCGTACCACTGGTTTTTAGCCTGCCAGCGCAGCGTCTTTTCGTCCGGTTGAACCACTTCGGGTTGCGATGGTGCTCTTTGTACAACAGGTTCGTCTTCTTGTAAAGGGGCAGGTCTGTAATTTTTTACCTGCTCATATCGAACTTTGGCCTCCATCAGTGCTTCTTGGGCGGCAACAATAGCGTCCGTGTCAAACGATTCCTGCGCATCTTTCAGCCCACGCCGTGCTGCGGCCATCATGGCTTCGGCTTCCCGCATGGCTGTGGACGCATAAATCTCTTGTCCGTAGTTGACGGTTTGCTTGAGCTTTTTGTTCTCTTCGGACATGTACTCCAGCAACCGCTCCATCTCTTGCTTTTCTCGCAAGACTTCTTCTTTACGGCGGCGCTCGTCGTGACGGGCATGGGTTAGTTCTTTGATCCGCGCCTGTACTTTGTCCGAGTAAGTCTCAATCTCGTCTTCTGTGGGATCGGCAACCTCTTTGTCTAAGGGCTTGCGGCCTCTGTCCCGATCCGGGGTGTCGTCAACAATCTCAATTTCGACATCGTCATCCGCCCCAACAATTACTTTTTCGGCAACTTGGGCTTCTTGACTCGTGTCCTGATCATCGGGGAACTTAAATTCCTCGCCTTTGAACTCACTCATCGCCTTCTCCTGTTAAGCGCGGGCATAGCCACGCGGGTCTTCCACGGTTGCATCCACCTGATCGTCATTAATCATGCGGAACTCACGTCCGTGAATCGTGAATCGCGTACCGGAATACGTACGAACCAACACAAAGTCGCCCTCCTTACACCAAGGACCGGTGGGAAACTTGTTAGTATCTTTGTAAGCGTCTGGGCCTACGGCTACAACAAAGAGAACCGTTGTGGTCTGTTCCTCGATACGCTGAGAAATTGACGCTTTAGCAATTACTGAATCGTCAAACGTATCGTCCGATGGTGGTACAGCGCATAGGATTTTCCATCCCTGTGGCTTGGGTAACTGCCGTGCTTTGCTCTCGTCTGCCGGAGCATCGACCGCTTCTTCTTGTACGTCTTTCTCAATTTCAATGAGGTCTTTCAGGTATTTCGGCAGGATTAACTCACTCATCGCCTTCTTCTCCTTTGCGGATAGCTTCAACAAGGTCAAGTAGTAAACGCTCTGCAAGGGCCAGACCTTGAATCACCCCACAGAGTTTTTGATAAGCCGCAAAGTCCTGACACGCGCCTGTTGCCACGTCATCAGCGTAATTGTTCATCTCATTGCGTATCTTCTCGCGCAGTACGCTTGCGAAATCACGATCCATTTATTCTCCCGTTGGTTTTTTGTCCGCCTGCTTAAATGTCGCCATGTGCTTCAATGCTGCTTGTTTTCTTTGAATATCCGCTTGCTCTTTGGCCTTGGCAGTGTCGATACCCAAACGTACGCCTTCTGCGGTTTGTTTGGCTTCCAGCGTTGCTTGCTGATGTTTGATGTTCGCGCCAACTTTCATTGCTTCCAACTGCTGACGACCATCGATTTCTTGTTTGCGCAAATCCAGTTCGTCCGTCTTGGCCGCAGCATCGATCTGCATCTGCTTCTCTTTGATCTCCAGCTCTTTGGCACGAAGCTGTAGCTCCTGCATCTGCATCTGGATGACCGGGTCTTGCATCTGCTGTTGCGCTTGTTGTTGCGCTGCTGCTGCTTGGTTCTGCTGCAACACCTGCTGTGCTGCTTGCGCCATCATCTGAGACAGCGCCAACTCGTACTGCGGTGGCAGCTTCTCGTCTTCTGGTGGCAGTGCGATGCCCATCTGCTCTTCGATCTTCTGGCGGTACAAGAACCCAACGTGTTCTGCAATGTGCGCCATCATGGCCGCTTGCATTTGTTGCGCTTGTGGGTTTTGTCCGATCAACTGCGCCATCATGGGGTCCTGCATCGCCGCCATGTGCACTTGAATGTGGGCTTGATGGTCTTGGTAGAAAAACGCTTTGACCGGGTCTAACTTCAGCACCGCCATGTTTTCTGACACAGGATCGCGTGGCTTCTGATCGTCTGGCAGCGGTACCATCTTCTCTGCGTTCTTAATACCCAACACCTCCAGCATCTGACGGTGCAAGAACGGCATGTCGTAAATCTGTGGTGCGCCCTGCGCTAGTTGCAGAACGGCTTGATACTGAACAACGCGCTGAGACAGCGTGGCGGCATTCGGATCGCTAACGGGAATTAAATCTACGAGGTCGTAGTCATCGCGCTTAGCTTTCTTGGTGCCGTACTCCGGGGTATATTCGTAGTCAGGCTCGGTGTAGTCGCGGATTAAATTCTTTAGTAGCTTGAACTCGCGCTTTAGTGTGTTGTGTACACGCGCCTGTACGGCGGTCATGACTTTAAGCTGGCGCTCAAGTATGGCAAGCGTCGAACCCACCGGGCTGTTGGCTGACATATCCGAGACCTGTAAGTCCGCCGTTGCAGCGAATCTGCGGCCTTCTTCAACGATGGTGTTCATCAACTGGAACAGTGTCGCTGATGGCTCCTTATAGGGCAGTGGCAGTATGGAGTCTCTGATGTTGCCTGATGCCACATCCACATCACGCCACTCACCGGGAGAGATCGGTGTGTCGTCGCCCTTGATTCTCAAGCCTCTGGATTTTAGTCCGCCCGGCAAGTTAGACAGTGTGCCCGCATCGGTCAACTGCCTCATCAGCGATGTGGCGTTCTTAGCAAAACCACCGATCAGATGGAACAGACCGAAGCCATACGCACCGAAGCCGGGGATGTACTGGTAGTGTACGAAGTGCTGACGTTTTAGTTTCAACTTGTCGTCTTGGTTCCAGTTTCTGCGCACAGACAGAATCTGGTTGGTGCCTTTTATTATGGTGACGACGTACGGCAGCGCGATCTCTGTGTACTCGTTCTTGTCATCTTTGTCTGCGTATGGATCGTCTTCAAGGAACAGATCAACGTGGCACTCATACAACGTGTACCGCTCGTCATTTAGATCAGAGAAGCCGGTTTCCTTGTCTTTGGCTTTCTGAATATCTTCAATGATCTTCTGCGGATCGCCCAGCTCAACTTCGCGGTAGAAGCCTGCTTGCTGCAACTTCATGATCTCGTTCTTGGTCTTACGCATCACGTGAGTGACGCGGTAGCATGTGTCCAGATCAGACGAGCCGTATGGCAGGATGATGTCTTCTGCCGGTATAAACATACTGACCTGACGGCCAAGGTTCGGGTCGTAGTACACCTTCTTAAACGCCGAGCCGGTCGCCGGTAGGCTCCAGAGCATTCTTTCGTGTTCAGGCCGGTACTCGGTCATCACCTCAGTCAGCTCGTAGTTCATGTCTTCTTCAACACGCGCTGCGGCCTCCATCACCTGTGGCGTCTCTTTGCCGATGATTTTGGTTCTAACAGGCCCTGACGCTGGGAATGTCTCGGTGATGGTCTCAGACTGGAAGCGCACCACCGCTTCAGCCAACATCGGGTGAAACACGCCACACGCGCCGTTCCAAGGCTCTGTACGCTCTTCGATCTGAAGACCTAAGAGTTTGATGCCCTCGACATACATCTTCTCCCATTCTTTGCGGGAGCCTTTATCGTTATCGATGTCTCCTACCAAGTCTTCTGCCAGCGACTGCAACGCGCCGTCATCCAGCTCTTCTGCCAAGTTACTGCCAAAATCTTCTTCGCCTTCGACTTTCGCCAGCTCGATCTCAAACCCCGGCCCGCTGATATTGACCGCTTCAGGATCAACGATCTCGACCTCAATCGCTTCGCCCTCTTCTTCGGGCAAGCCGGTCGGTGCTGCATATAAGCCTTTGTCGATTGCCATGATGTTTCCTTAATAGTAAGCCGCCTTACGTGGCGCGTAATATCGGGTGTCTTGTTCGTCTGTGTCGAGGGTAATAAAACCCCCTTGCCGAAAGCGTAGCAATGCTTGCGACGTAGTATCCACGAAGTCGTCGTGTTCTCCAACGGGAAACGCCGCTAATTCTTCGATCACTTCTCGTGCCCATCGGGTGTCCGGTGCCCAGACTTTGCCCGAAGTAAACAAATCGGCAACTGCGTTGACCCGGACGAGTTTGTCGTTTCCTCGGCTGGGGGTGAACTCTTGGACGGGGATGCCCATTGCTCGCAGCTCTTGAATAAGTGGGGCACCTGCTGCCTTTTTCTCCACAATGAACGCATCGGGTTCCCAGTCCTTGTAGTGTTTGAGGGCAACTTGTTTTAATTCAGGAAACGCCATCCGGTCTTTAAACGCGTCCAGTAGTATCAACTGCGGCGCGTCATTCTCTTCCTCGTTGTAGAAGATGCCCCATGTCGTGCATGCCGAAAAGTCAGCGGAAGTCTTGGCCTCGTACGCCGTATCCCAGCTCTGGATGATGTACTCACACCGGGGTGGATCGTCGTGCGGCCAGATGCGCCAGTGCCTGCGGGCAATAATCGCCGCCGCTTCTGAGGTGGGTTGCTGCATATACTGGGCGTTCCAGAACCGAGGGTCCATCCCGGCCTTCTTCGCTGCCAACGCTTCCAACGGCCACTGCTCCGGCCACAAGCTTTTCTGGACGATGGTACCGTCTTCTTGTTCTTTTTCTAATATCGCCGGTAGCTCAACAATCTCCCACGGGTCTGCCTCGGGGTTGCGCGTCTGGTAGTCAATCAGTCGGCCTGTTAAGTCCAACAGCGACCATCTTGTCATAATTACTATGATCGCCCCACCCGGCATCAATCGTTGTAGGGGACCCGTCTGGAACCACGCCCACGCCGTATCAAACGCAAGTCTAGAGTTTGACTTTACGTCTTGTTCAGAATGAGGATCATCAATGACGAATAGGTCAGCGCCGCGACCAGCCAGAGCGCCACCCACACCCGCCGCATAGTACTGGCCTTCGGCTGAAGTGCTCCATTTACCGGCGGCTTTCTGGTCATCAGAAATCTGCGTCCCGGGAAACAAGTCTTGATATTCATCGCTGTCGATTAGGTTTCTAACGCGTCGTCCAAAGTCTTCGGACAAGCTAGCCGTGTGGGTGCCCATGATGATCTTCTTGTTGGGAAACTTGCCAAGAAAATAAGCCGGGAACAAATAAGACGAGAATTCGGATTTACCCATCCGTGGGGCGATGTT